ATCTTCACACAAAAGATTTAAAATTTTCTCTTCTATTTTTGGGTTGGGGTAGGACTGTTCAAAGGTGACAGGGAATCTTTCAAGGAAGGCTTCGTTGAGCACATTAGTTCCAATGAATCTCCCGTCCTCGGATCCCTTACCTTTAGTGTTAGCAGTGGCGATGACGTTAAATCCTCTGGATGGTTTGACATACCTTCCGATCTTTTTAAGGAAGACTCCTTTTCCTTCGAGAATGGATTGGAGACAGAGAATTTTATTACTTGCGAGGTCGATCTCGTCAAGGAGCAATATAGCTCCTCGTTCAAGTGCTTCGATGACTGGGCCATTGTGCCAGACTGTGGCACCGTCAACAAGGCGGAAGCCACCAATGAGATCATCTTCATCCGTTTCAATAGTAATGTTTACACGAACAACCTCACGATTCAGTTGAGCGCAAGCTTGTTCCACTCCAAAAGTTTTTCCATTGCCACTAAGACCTGTAATGAAAGTAGGATAAAACAACTTAGAAGAAATAATCTTTTTAAGATCATTGAAATTACCAAACTTAACAAAATTAGGATCTACATCTGGAATAAGGTTCTGTTCAACAGGAGGAATAACTGATGGTGCTTTGAATGTTTCTTCAAGTTTCTCAGCAATAGTTAGATTCCACTTACCTACACCTGTCTTGAACCTTTTCAAATATTTTGTTACAGTCTGATATCCCACATCATTCTGGGCACAATAGGCTTTAACATGTGCAGATGTGATTTTGGTTCCATATAGGTCTCTTAGAGAATTGATAAGAGATTCAGGATTCACTTTGGCTTCAAAAGGCATTAGATTTCTTATGTATGTATACATTATACCAACAAAAAACCCCCTCTGTAAGGGGGTGTGTGCCACTTTTTCAAGTGTCTATGCTATCAATTCCATAAACTCACTCAATATCTTCTTATTCATTTTCTTACCAGTAAGAGACTTCTTAAAGGCACTTTTAATCTGAGATTTAGTTGCATCTTCTTTTACCTCAAATGAATCATCAACATTTAAATTTGATGATGACATACCAAAGTAAGCATGATAACCAACATCAGTAAGTTTTACAGATTTAGTCTTTCTCCACTGATTTTGAAGACCTTGAATCCTATCAAAATCCCAATCCATATACTTACGAATGAAATGATTGGCATCTCTTCTCTCCATTACTCTAATACCAATGAAGTTTACTTTAGGAAACCTCCCTCTAAGTTGACTGAGTAATGCAGAAGTCAATTCATGATACTCTGACTTACAATAATAAGTCTTTCCATTTGTAATATCACGAATATAAGAAGCACCATTCATTGCTGATCTAGCACCTAGATAATCCTCACCACCTTCATAACGAGCCTTAATCATACGACTATATCTCAAAGGATGTGCTTCTCCATCTGTAAGAGTAATACACTGAATCTTCTGAACACCAGTTCTCTTTTGAAACTCTGGAATAAGTTGATTCAATGATACTAAGGCCTCATTCAATGGTGTTCCTGATAATTGTAACCTACTAGGATATTGATACTTTATGACCATGTGTAGATCATTAAAAGAATAACTTCTTTGATGAGTTAAAGAAAGAGTAAGTCTCCAAAGATTATTCATTTGATGTTCTAAGTCGCCTCTCTTACAATCACTTGAAAGAAATTCAAGCATAGAGAACTGACCATCAATTTGAATACGTCCATCAGCAACTTCATGATGTTCACCAACTTGACCTGAAGGTTCTTCATAGGAACGAAGTCTTCTCCACTCATTAGTAAAAGCAAAAACTTGAAATGGAATCTGAACTTTCTTACAGAACCATACCAAATTAAACAACTGTTTGATAGTATCCTTAAGAACATGTGACATTGATCCAGACCAATCAAGAATGAAAATCAACCCATGATTCTTACCATCAGGTATAGTTGTTACTTTTCTAAAGATATCTTCATTATACCTATAACTATGAAGTTTGTTACAATCAATAACACCAGTCTTAGCAACAGTAGCACGAGCATATGCATCTGCTGATTTTCTCATTTCAAACTCTTTAACTAAGTAATTAACTTCTTTCTGTGCAGATCTTCTGAATAATCTATATTCATCATCAGCATATTGAAATATATTATGAGGTCGTTCAGAATGATTATTAAAATTGTTCTGAACTTCTATCCACCAGTCATCAAGATACTCATGAATCTCTGAATTCTTAGTAACTAATGTATCAAGATTCAATGTTGGTATTGTAATATATTCTGGATCGTAGTAACTACCTTTATCCTTATTATCATTAAGGTTCTTTAAATTCTCCTTAAGAGTCTTGTCGGTAACTGCCTCTATCTCATTATGTTGACCACCAACGTTACCAACATCACCTTTAAACTCAGTGTCTTCAGTAGATTCTTCAGTACCTCTACCCTCTGATTCATCCTCTAAATCTCCATAATCTTCCTCCTCCTCAGGCAATCCATCACCATCAGTAGAATCAAATGGAACATATTCATCTCCAAACTTAACATCAATCTCAGTTCTCTGAAGATCTTTCTCTATAAAATCGGTTACCTCACGAGCTAACTGAAGAACATCCTCAAAACTATTAGTCTTAAAAGCTCTATCTACAAATATCTTCTCATCTTCTCCGAAACTTATATCAACAAAATTACCAATCTTATAATGAAGATTAATCCTATCTGCAAGACTCATATCATCAATATCTTCATCACGAAGTTCAAAGAAATCTTGTTCAGAAAGTTGAGAGTATCCACTATAGAAGGTCTTACTTAAGCCTGGATACTTCTGTTTCATCAACCTCTCAATCCTAACATCCTCGAAAACATTCACAACGGACATTGGAAGGCCTGGATAATCTTTCATCCAGTTATATGGTGGAGTGTATAATGCATGACCAACCTCATGACCCACCAGAAGGTCGTAAACGGTTCCAGAAGCCTTCTCCCACATTGGTAGGGTAAGAACCCTCTTCTCTACGTCAAACGCTGCCGTAGGTACTTTACGGTTCTCTATGATGAGATCCTCTGTTGCTAGTAGTTTAGCAAGGGTTCCTTTGACTTCGTAATTGACCTGTGTAAGCATCTGTTTCTTGTGTATGTACATATAATAGTACATGTCGTGACACTTTCAACCAGCTATGTGCCACTAGTTCAACTGTCTACTTAGAGTACTTAACCTTGGAGAACCCATTCATCTTCTCAAACGTAATCAAATTATCCAGTCTATCAGTCAGTTCATCAATCTTATGAGAGATCATAAAGACGTAAGCATCCTTGATAACATACTTAATAATCTTAGTGAACTCATCTGTACCATTACTATCCAAAGAACTATCAAATATCTCATCAAGGATTAGTATATTAGTAGAAGAAGAATTCTTTAACTTAGCAATATCTCTCCAAGTAAACAGAATAGCAAGATCAATTCGCATTTTTTCACCTTCAGAGAAGGACTCGTAGCTGAACTTCTCATGGATAGGAGACCTGATCTTCTCATTGAACTGTTCATCAAAAGTAAAATTGATATAAAAATCCATCATCTGAAGATACTGATTAATCTTCTGATTCATTATAGGCAAATACCTTCTGATAATCTTTGCCTTGACACCACTATCCTTCATCATGGAGTTAGCAAACTCCAAGTAATCAATATTTTCAGTGTGGTCGGCCTTAGATTTTTCTACAGATACTAAATCATTTTTTAAGTTTTTAAGGGTAGCTCTTTCAGTATTTCTATTCGCAATTTGTTCGGTAATGTCTTGAACTTCTTGTTCATAATCGCGGATTTGACGTTGGTACTCAGAAATTTTAAAATGGTTTGTTGAGATGTCATTCGTTAATTTAGTAATCTGCTTGGAAACATCTATAAACCTGGCCTCCTTTTCATGTTCTGCGTCTATAGACTTTTGAAGATCTTTGTAAGCGGAGTTAATCTCCTTTACCTTCTCTTCGATAATTCCGATTTTATTTAGCCTGAAGTCTTCCTCAATATCTTGTTCACAAGTAGGGCATGATACATTATCCTTGAAAAACTTATGCTCATCGGTAATAATCTTAATCTTTGTTTCTAATTTACCCCTGATCTTGTTCATCTTCCGTAACGAAGCAGAGGCATTAGAAAGATTTTCTAACTCTGGTTGATGTTTAGTTTTAATAAGATTCTCGTACTTAGTATTATCTCCCATTAATACGGAAGTATCTTCAAATAGAGTATCTATTTTTGATTTCGTTTCTTTAATTCTCTTCTTACCACTCTTATCTAAGTCAGCAATAAAGTTCTTCTGCATATCAATCTTCTCTTCTATCAACTGTTTCTTGATAGAGAGTTCTTTTATTTCTACATTTGCCTTATTAATCTTCTCTCTCAATATCTTACCCATACCTGAGAAGATTTTGATGTCTAATACATCCTCTACAATCTCTCTACGATGAGTATTATTCAACTGCATAAAGGGAACAAAGGTTGCTGATCCCAAAATAGTTGTCTGAGTAAAAGACTTATAATTTAATCTTAGAATACTATCTTCCAGATATGTCTGTTGATCATTAGCATTAGCAAATTGATCCTGTTTCTTTCCATCAATATAGATCTCAAACAAAACAGGCTTCATACCTCTAACAATGGTATAAATCTTTCCCTGTATCTCAAATTCTATCTGTACTTCACATTCTTTATCGTTAACTGTATTAATTAATTGCGTTTTCTTGATCTTACGAAAAGGCTTGTTATATAAAACAAAAGTAAGAGCGTCAAGAATAGTAGATTTACCAGCGCCATTTGCACCAACTATCAAATTCGTAGGAGACTTCTGAAAACTGACAATAATAAACTGATTGCCAGTAGAAAGAAAATTACGCCACCTAATCGTCTTGAATGTTATCATAATCTTTTGGCGGTATCACAATATCGTCAGGAGTAATGATGACATACTTGTATTTGTGGCGTTGACATGTTTCTACAGCCAGATTATCATCAATTTCTACAACTGTCAAGACCGTTTCCTCATTTGCTTCCAGAAGTCCAGCATACCTTGTAGCATCATCTTCCTTTTCAAAAAGATAAAGGGCCTTTTGACCATCATCATTAGTGACAGCATAAGCCCCCTCACCTTCTTTACCAGCAAGTGATAAGATATACATTACTCAACCTCACAAGCTTCTAAGTATACTTCTCTAAGAAGTTTTTTAACTCTTTCTTTTTTTAATTCAAAGTCAGATTCTTCTATGTATTTATTAAGAAGAGTTAAAGTGTCTTCTATTTTTTCTCCATCAAGATCCACCTCTAGATCATTGATCTCAGTATTCTCGACAACTTTCAAATCTATTATACCAGCTTTAAGAAGTTTGTCCAGAAACTTATCATATTGCAACTGACTAGTTCTTGTTTTTACAAATAACTTTACTATCTTATCCTTATATTCATGTGCTTTAAATGTAGCTGCAGGTGTATCGTTATAATAAATCTTCTCAAATATAGTATAAGGATTCTCTACAAATTCAATCTCTCCTGTCTCTGTATCTAATATATTAAATCCTCTCTTATCACCACAGTCATTCCAGTACATCTCATATGGATTACCTAAGTAAAATGTCTGACCATCATTACTTCTAGTGTGATAGTGTCCTGAGAATACCGTATCAAACTTTTCTATTATACCTTTATCAATACCTCTCTCTTGAACACAGCCAGGATATAGTTGGAAACCTTGTAACTCTAGGTGACCAAAAGCGATCTTAGCGTCCGTGGCCTCAATACCAGATTGAGTTTCGTTAAAATTGTCTTCGCAGATCCAAGGGAGCATGAAGGCTTTGAATCCGTTAATATCATATTCTCCAGGCTTAGATATAGGGACAATGTTATCGTAGCTACGTAGAAGAGCATCAATAGAATTAATCTTATTGGTATTCTTATAATAAACATCATGATTACCTACTAACTGCCAAACTTTTATACCTAATTTTTCAAAGTTATTATATACATGTTCCTTTGCCCAATTCAAAGACCAATAATCAATATTCTTTCTATTATCAAATGCATCTCCCATATGGATGCAATACTTTATTCCTCTCTTCTCCAACTCAGGAAAGAATACATTATCATAAAACTTCTGAAAGAA